ACCCGCCGGAGTCCGGGTCTTTGATGACCGTCCAGTGGTACGGCTCGCCAGAGGAGTTCGACACCCGTTCGATCTTCATGGCCTCGTCCGGAGTCACGTACAGGCCAGACCACCAGTTGTATTCGTCGCTCGGCTCGTCCATGTTTCGGAAGTCGGACGGCAGCGGGTACACACTGCGGTACAGGGTGTAGGACTCGCCTGTGACATCAGCCTTCAGCTTCAGCGTTGAATCAAGGACGACCACACTCCCGGAGCTGCGGGTGGCCACGCGGCAGATTTCCTCGCCTACCTTCAGGTACGCCCCAGTAGCCGCCCATGTGGGCCACGTTCCGCCGGTCAGCGTGACGGTCACACCGCTAGAGGTGACCGTCCCGGTCGAATACGGGGCCTCCAAAATGACCCGCCCGTGGACATGGTAGTAGGACCAGTCCCGCATGGTGGTCAGCTCGTCGTAGGCCCGGATGATGGCCTGTTTAATGTCCTTCTGCTCTGCGTCCTGCGGGCCCCCGTAGGACGAGACGATGAGGTACTGGACGAGATTGGCGTAGGTGGTTGCAGGCATGGCTCTAGGGACTATTGCCCTGAAACTAGGCCCGCAGAAACACCAGAAAACCGGCCATCATGGCGGCCAGGATGGCTGCGGAGAGGACCATGAACAGGAGGAAATGCCGGAGGGTCATGGCGACGGCTCCGGCGGCAACAACGCCAAGGCTTCCGCAGCCGGCAGCACTTCAACTGCCTCGCCCAGCACGGCTTTGTCTGCGGCCTCCCACATGGCGTACAGCAGGCCGCCCGGCCCGACTTCGGTGAGAACGTCGGCCGACAGCATCAACCGGCCGTCAGTCAGAGCCTGCGGCACTGGCACGCAGTTGGTCGTCCCATGCTCGGCGTGTAGTTCCGCGAGCCGAGCCGCCAGTTGCGGCGTAAACACCAGAGCCAGCCCTCGGGCAGTCTCTAGCGGGATCGGTAGCGTCAGGTCGCCCAGCGTCATACGTTCCTCGTCAGCGAGGTCTGGAAAGCGTTCATAGCGGTGTAGAAGGCGGAAGCCTGCGTGCCGTTCAGGGACAGGCCAACGGAGTATCCGCCTAGCCGCGCGCTGGAGTAATCGGGGAAAGTTCCGGCTGCCGTTTGGTAACTGAAGATCGCAATCCCCCAAGTAACCAACGACCAGTCAGAGCTGGTGTTTCCGCCGCCGACGTAGCTGGTGCTAGCAGAAACACCGTTGCGGAAGACTGCCCCGGTTCGATTGCCCGTCTGCGTTCCAATGATATGGCCGTTTGGGGGAGTTGCCGTCACCCGAATAGCGTTATTGACTTGTGAAAAATCGATTTGCGTCGTATTGTCGGCTGTGCCTATGTAGAAGCCAGTGCTGTTGGCCCCGCGCCAGGCACCCATCGATGGATCGTAGCTCGTATCGCTGGTGGCGCACTCATACGACGAGGCGTGAAAGTTGTGTCCGCTGAACTCAGCCGGCGCAAGGCCCGTCTCTAGCCGTTTGGTAGACGTTCGTAGTCCTTGCAGCCCGCCACTGGCACCCGTTTCGACGTAGTCACCGCTGACAAAGTTGGTATTGGTATCGGCGGTGTTCCCGTACTGCGTGCCGGTGCGTGACTGCCCACGGTACAGCGGAACGAGGCAGGCGTTGAGCCCCGTACCGGCGAACAGGTTGAGCCGATAGAAGCGGTCGCGGATGGATGCCGCGTCAATGGCATCGCAGAACGCGCTGACCGCCGCTGCCGTGCTCGCACTGACAGTGCCGCCGTTGACGTAAGTCTTGGAAATCCAGTCCTGCGCCTCAGGGTTCGCCACGCTTGGCACTGACGCAACCGTGATCCCCCACTTTTTGCCAAGGTACTTCTGCACCCTGTCTCGCTCGGCGGCAGTCAGCGCGCGGTTCCAGAACAAGACCTCGGCAATGTCACCTTGCAGGTACTCGCCCACGTCTCGCCGCGACCCCAGCCATGGCCCGCTGTTGTTGTCATAGGCGGTAGTGACGTTGGCGGTAGATACCGGGGTGCCGTTCACAAAGCCTGATTGATTTGCAGGCTCCAACACGGTGGCAAATACGTTGACGTTAGAGTTAGTATTGGCAACAGCCAGCGTTTCCGCTGTGCCGTCACTCTTCTGGTAATGCCAAAATACGTTGGCAGTGCGGTATCTCGTAATCACGCCGACCGCAGAGTTGCTGTCGGCCTTGTACCACAAAGCCTGGTTGGCGTTCGCGTTCTGGCGTGCGACGATAATGATCGTCTGGCTCGTCGCGTTGAAAGCGGCGTTCGCCCCGATTTGCATGGTGTCATCGGTGCCCTGAAACGTCACCACGTTTTTGCCGTTGATGGTGCTGCTGTAGGCGGGCTGCTTGCCGCCCGTGGCTTGGGAGGCGTTGCGGCCGTTGCCGCTCTTGTCGGCCCACACTGACACGCCAGTGGAAATGGTCACGGTGCTGGCGTCGGCCGCGTCCAGCCACAGCGAAAGCCCGGCGATGCTCTTAGGGTTGAAGCCGCTCGCCTTGGGTCGCAGCAGCCGTGGATTCATCGCACACATGGGCTTGCCTCGGTGATCTAGTGACGGTCAGGACGGCCCGTCGCCGCACCGAATGGCGATAATGTGCGACCCGGGCACTAGATGGGCGTTGTCTGGCGGAGAGGCGGAGTTGAACCGAACGGCCAGCGTGGCAGCGGCGGATGTGGCGTAAACAAAAGCAGCCGACAACGCGCCGGACGTAGACGCAGACATGGCCTGTGCGGTGTTGCCAACCAATTCGGCGCCGCCGTATAGGGCGTAGCCAACTGGTGGCGCAGAGCCCACGTAGGACGAGCCGTTGATAGCGACCAGCGCGCCGCCAGACACGGCGCTGGTGCTTGCCCCCAACAGAACAACCCGCACATCGTATGCGCCAGCGGACGGCAGGTTCACGGACAGCCCCCACACGTCGTAGTAATCGCTGCTGGAGGCGCCCTGCGTTGTGGTAATGGCACCGACCGAAATCGACGGCAGTCCGACCTCCCCGGCTGTGTGCGTGTGGCCAGGCGAGGAAAAGCTGAGATTCACGTTGCCGGTTTGGCCGTTGACGCTGGATACGCCAGCGTTGACGGTTACGGCCCCTGTCTGCCCGTTTACGCTGGCCACGCCAGCAACCAAGGCACCCGCCCCCTTGACGACATACAGAGTGCTGGAATCCTTCTTGGCCAGGGCGTCGTAGGAAGCCTGGCTGATGTTCACCAAGTTCTTGATCTCGGTGGCGCCGGGGATCCCAGCGGAGTCGCTCTTCAGCGTGTCTTCCGGCCGGGGAGGGAAGGACGGGATGGACATCGGCTACCCCTTCAGCGTGACGGTCATGGAGCAGGTGGTGCCGCCGGCAATGACGGGCACCACGTACGGGAACGAAAAGCAGGCGTCCGGAACCGGGTGGGCACCGACCGTGACGGCCGTGGTCACAGCAGCACCGTCCGAATAGATGATCAGCGGCGTGGCTTCCTGGCCTTCGGCCGCGTACCAGGTGATCTGCGTGGCACCGCCCGTGTTGCCGATCAGCACGCCGCCGCCGGCCATGTGCTGGAAGCTGAAGCGAGCCGACGTGGTGGCCGCAGAGCTGCCGGCCGTGATGGTGACCGTCTCTTGGAAGCGGGTGATTTCGATCATTTGCCTTTCCTCTTCAGTGGGTGGGCGTGACGGTTGACGATCATCTCCCGCAGCTCGCCGTCCTTCTTGCCCGGGTGTTTCTGCCTGTAGCGAACCAGCTCTTCCTGGACGATCCGTTCATTCAGGACGGTACGCTTCTGCGGGATGACCGTGCCCTGGTGCTTGACCGCCCCCTCCACCGTCAGGTTGCGAGCCTTCGCTACCTTCTTAATGTCCGCCGTGGAGTCCACCCACGCCATTGGATCCCGGTGAGCCCGGTGGTCCGCCAGGCCGCCCACGTAGACCTTCCCGGCCACGCTGATCCCGGCCGCCTTGGCCTCCGACAGGATGGTGCGGGCCTGCTTCTTGGGCATGTCGTCCAGCCACTGCTGGTTCAGGCGGCCCTCCATAAATGCCCTATCAGACCCCCTGGTGCCAGGCGGGGTTTGCGTGGCACACATAACGGCCCAACGCTCGCCGTAGGGCAGGGCCCGTTCGTACGTCTCGCAGGCCTCAGGGCCCAGGCGGAGGACTTCCTTGGGGATTTCCACCTTGCTGCTCCGGCCCCGGGGGAGGCTGTGGCGGCGGCGGGGGCGGCGGCGGCACCACATACTTCGACACGTCCATGTCCATGGCACGCCCCCAGTCCTGCATGAGGGCGTTGAAGAGATCGGGCTGGCCAGCCTGGAGCAGGCCCTGTGCGACCGGCATGATGACCTGCATGGCGGAGTTGATCTGCTCCACCTTCGTCCCAGGGTTTGGCTTCCGGGCGGAGCCGGCCTCCACGCGGAAGTCGAACTCCCGCAGCAGCTGCTCTGGGTCCACAGACTGAACGTGCATCTGCCAAGCCTGAGCGGCCAGCGGACCCATGAGCGGAACCACATCCTGGGGCTGGACCAGCCAGCGGGCCAGGAATGCCTCCTTGCGAGCAAGCGTGGATAGGGCCGTCTCCAGCTTTTCGGCCATGTCGTCTGGCCGCACGGAGATCTGCTCGGCCTTCACGGTGGCTTCTGCGGCACTTCTGAAACTTGCCCTGGTCATGCCGTAAACCAGCTCTGTCAAACCGACGCGGCGGTCGAACAGCTCCGTAACAGCGGCGACGATGGACCAGAGGTCCGTGGGCACGCCCGGAAGGTTAAAGACTGAAATTATGTCGTTTACCGACCGGCCGATAGCCTCAGAGATCTCTACGATCTTGAAGCCGGACTCATCCGAATCCAGGATCTTCGCCTTGATGTCGTTGTCGGCGGCCTTGGCCACGCCGATCATCGTCTGGCTGGACGTGGCGATCTTGGTCGCCATGAACGACATCGCATAATTGATGAACCGAAGCTCACCGATGCCAGGCTTGATCAGCGAGATGGGGTACGAATACCCCGGCTTGCCGTGCCACTGGAGGATGGTGCAGGGCCACCCACCAGGATCGGCCCAGTACGGGATCGGCCACTGGGCGGCCCGGAACATGGTGGGCGGAACGCCCGTCTCGTCCACCGGCTCCTGAAGCATGTCAGGGCTGACGTTCAACGGGTGGTCCACACCCTCGCAGACAACGATGTAGCAGTACTCGCCCAGGGCATCGAACTTCCCCCGCAGCTCCTTGGGAGCGTCCTTCAGACGGTCACCGAACCCAGTCTTGGAGTAGATCTCCCAGTAGGTGACCAGGTCGTTGGTCTTGCCCATCTTCTTCTTCGTCTCGTAGCCCCGCTCCTTGCGGTTGCTGCGGGAGTCGTAGCTCTCAGAGTGGCCCTTCAGCTGCTCGGGATCCAGGCCGAACTTGGCCGCTACAAACTCCTTGGGATGGCACCGCCGCCTGGCAAGCCACAGGATGTCCTCCTGGTCGTCGGCGTCGGGATCCCACAGGACGTTGTCGAAGCTCTCATAGAAGCTGCCGGCCATCCGGGACTCACTGCCGGGGATCTGGTACAGCTCCGTGAACCAGCACCCTGCACCCTTGATCAGGGCCTCGTCCACCACCTTGCGGTTATGTTCCGCCAGACGCAGCTCATTGGGCGTGTAGTTCAGGTAGTCCTCCAGCAGCTTGCAGATGATCTCCCGCCGCTCGGCCAGGAACTGCGTCTGCTGTACCTGCTGCTGGTACATCTGGATCATCGGA